GGCAATTTACGATACCACTACAAACACTGCAAATTTTAACTCTACTACGGATTCATTCGATATCTGTGATACTTCAACGAGCACGTGCACCCATCCTGGATTTGCAAAACTCCTTCAGTTTGACACGTCTCTCTGGATTGAACTCCTACAGGCCCCTGATGCATCTCGTCCTGGACTTCCTAAGACACAACTCTGTATACAGACAACCAACCAGACTGGCAAGTCATATATTGAAACCTTTCCACTGCCGCCGTTCCCTCAACAGAAGTGGGTTATGCTTACACTCTCTCACGAGGGATCCAAGTATGATGTGTATTACAATGGTCAATTGGCCGCCTCTGTTAAAACAACGAATGTTCCGAAGCCCACTGCAACAAGACTTGCTTTATCCAATGGAACTTTTACAGGCAGAGCCTCCTATCTGCTTTCAAAGACATCTGCAATGAGCGCATCTGAAGTTGCCTCCGATTATTCCACGAATACGAATACACTAGGAGAGCCTTATGACTCACTCTTTCCTTCATTAAATCTCAATCTATGTCCTTCCGGCAATTGTTTTTCAGGCCCTTCCGTGCGCCCAAGCAATCCTCTCGTTGTATGGAAGTCCGATTACTAAAACCCTTGCTCAAACAGAATGAACGCTGCCGCCACTGCAACACCTGCGGGTTCACTAGGTAGACTTGTTGGTGGTATTGTGATACTTGTTGTAGCAGGTGTCTTGCTGTATTACCTCTACGATTACCTGTTCAATGTTACGCAGACACAGACAAAGGCCTCAATTGTGCCTAACCCGATTGCTTCACCCACTACACTGATTCAATATCCTGGCACATCACAGGATGATATAAAACTATCGCAGTACATCTTTACGGGCGGTGAAATGACTGTATCGTTCTGGATGTATGTAACGGGTGCTGGAAGTGACACGACCAATAAGCGCCACATCCTAAATCTGGGGAGAACAGCTACTGATAATGCCTCCACTCTAATTGTAGCACTTGGTGGTAAGACAAATACACTCCATGTTCGTGTAAATGACGGTAGTAGCCAGAGTTTCGTTTTTAATAGTTTCATGACAACCAGTCCTGATAGTGATACAGCCTCTCCCTGCAATGTGCAGAATGTGGAGTTTGGCCGCTGGGTGAATGTAACTGTTGTACTGAACAACAATCTATGCGACGTCTACATGGATGGCCGTCTCTCACGCTCATGTGTGCTCAAGGGACAGTTCCAAGTGAATGGTTCTACATCAACACCTCTCTATTTCTTCATCCTGAATCCTGATGTTGGAACAGGTGGTTCTCGTGTAAAGACAGACTGGAATGGAAGTCTGTCAGGCGTCAACTTCTACAACTACGCACTTTCTCCGGATGAAACCTATCGTATCTACATGGCGGGTCCTTCCGGCTCATCAGGTGATTTATGGTCATCAATCAAATCATTCTTTGGTCAACTTATGCCCCCTGCACCTGTAGTAGCGAAATCAACGTAAGTGACACATCTATATTTACAAATGAGACGTCTTCATAAGTCGATTCCTTTGTATAGAATATCTACAGTTTGTAGATTGTGATGGAGGCGCCTCTGAATACCAGCAGTGGCAGTTTCATATTTGGAAACGGACTCATCCCGCAGATTCTCCTTGCACTCATTGCGGGCATAGTTATTTTTCTGATTTTCTTCAGTTTTGAGTCACTCGTAAAGACCTATTACAAGTACTCGATGTCAAAGACGGTCATTGTGCCGAATACGATTATGAGCAGTCAGTCCATTGTTGTTCGCCAAGATCCCAGTGACCCGAACAGTAAAATGCTGCTTCCGTCAGACAATGAATTTACAGGCGTTGAATTTACATACAGTTTCTTTCTGTTCATTGACCCGGCGACCTTTGATACAAGTGATGGTCTCAAGCATGTGTTCTACAAGGGCTACTCGACACCGTTCCCGCTTCTAGGCCCGGCCGTATTCGTTCGCTCAGACGAGAATACACTGCGCATCTTCATGAATTCCTACAAGTCATGGTACAGTTATGTGGACATCCAAAATGTACCTGTGCAGAAGTGGTTCTATGTAGCCGTTGTATTCCGTGCAAATACTCTTGAGGTCTATATCAATGGAAATCTGAAGGGGCGTATTCCGATGGAGAAGACCTACCCTTACCAGAACTACCAGAATCTGATTATCTTTGGCCAATCCAAATTTAATAGTAATACTACACTGGGAAATAAGGTAGTCAATCTCCAGGGTGTCGAGGAGGACTATAAGGTGACGGGCACAATGGCCGGTCAACTCAGCCGTTTCTACCACTACAGATATGCTCTCTCCTTTGCTGAAATACAGGCCAATGCAAATATGGGACCGAGTTCAACAATTGACATGCCAACAACACAGTCTGCTGGCTCCTATCTGCAGAATGCCTTGGTTGATTCCTGGTATACAAGTTAAATACCGTGTATCTTAAAGACTTTACTAGTGGGATTTAGAATCCCGATATTAAAGCCTCACGAAATAGAAGGGTAAGCAATGACTGGAGGCGGTCTATTAGCACTAGTAGCCTATGGCTCTCAAAATGTAATTCTTAGCGGAAATCCGGATATGACCTATTTTTATAAGGTATTTCGTCGCTATTCACACTTTTCAATGGAGAGTGTCTCTGCACAAATGGATGGTCCCGATCAACTCTTTTTTGATCAACCGATCAAAGTTCGTTTCAAGATTCCTCGTGTGGCCGATTTAGTGAGTGACCTCTATTTCTCTTTTCAACTTCCTGACATCTATAGCAAATATATCTCTCCGCAAGTGCGAAATTTTCAATATGAGTTTCAGTGGTCAAAATACATTGGGTGTGCTCTCATTCAAAACGCCGCAGTGTTCATTGGTGGCCAGAAAATTCAGGAGTTTGACGGAACCTATCTACTTGCAAAGGCTCTTGCAGACTATAAAACAGATGAATTCTACAAATGGGAACGGTTGGTGGGCAATGTGGCGGAACTTGTCGACCCAGCGAATGGCATTTATGCAGGCGGCACAAATCAGACAGGCTATCCTAGCGTGATTCGCGATACAAGTCTTCCTCTCGGATCACAATTGAATCGCCCATCACTCTTTGGACAGACAATTCGTGTTCCGCTCCCTTTTTGGTTTACACAGGCAACAGGCTCTGCGCTTCCGCTTGTAGGACTTCAGTACCATGAATGTGAAGTTCAACTGACACTCAATCCAATTAATCAACTCTATACTGTTCTTGATGCTTCAGGTTTCCGTGTGGCTCCTGGAGTTCAGACGACGGCTCCCCTTGTAAATTTGCGCTCAAATCTTCCGGATTACACAACAATTGTGGACCTTAGTGGACAACTCAATGCCTTCTTAACCGACATTGGTGCAGTTGTGCCCGCCCTCAATACATGGAATCTACAGCCTACACTTGAGACAACCTATGTGTATTTGCCTGAGCAAGAGAGAAATCTCTTTGCATCAACTCCACTCTCTTATCTATTACATCAAGTGAGTTGGTATCCCTTTCCAGCACTCTATACCCGCCAGATTCTAGATCTTGATACGCATAATCCTATTGAGCGCCTACTCTTTGTAAATCGTCGCTCTGATACTCTACAATATCGCAACGACCTTGCAAACTGGACAAATTGGTGGAACTATCCTTCAACGCCTTATCTGGCTCCACCTGGAACAATTCCTCTTTTGACACAAGCCTTTTCATCAGGTGTATTTATTCAATTTGCACAACTCCAGATTCTACAGAGTCTACGAGTTCTCTGCGATGGCAATGAAATTCAGGAGATAAAACCGATTGACTACTTTACAAAGGTCGTCCCCTACAAATATACCAGCGGCGACCCTGGTGAAATTCTGCCAATCTACAGTTTCTGTCTTCATAGCCCAAATCATCAACCATCAGGTTCACTGAATTCCAGTCGTATTCGTGTCTTCCAGGTGGAAGTCAATCCGTATACACTGCCTCCAAATACAACCTATGTCTATGATTTGACCATTTATGTTGAATCCATCAATTTCGTGGAGTTCGCGTCAGGTATGGGTGGACTGAAGTATGCTCTATAAATAGGATGGGGCAAGGAGCAAGTCAATTGTTCGATAATCTTACATATAACCCCGATGTTCGGCGTCAAAAGGCGGCCGACCAAAAAGACGCGGCAAAGACTCGCGACATCTACAGAGACACACTTACACAGTTGCAGACGAATATTCAAACTGATTCTGCATCAGGTGGAATTACACCTGAGGGA